AAGGAAATACAATTCAGCCTTTTTGAGGAAGACAGTATCGTACCATCAATTATCGGAAAAGAATGTCAGAAAATACTTATGTCAAAACTTCCAAACTACAAAGAATACTTAAATCTACCTGAATACGTCGAACTTGTTGCTCTATTGGAGAAAGGAATTGCGATCCATCATGCTGGAATTATGTCAGTATTGAGAGAAATGGTAGAACTCCTATTTGAAAAAGGCTATATTAAACTTCTATTCGCGACTGAAACCTTCGCTGTAGGAATCAATATGCCAACAAAAACTGTAATCTTCGCTGGATTGACGAAATATAATGGAGAAACTATGAGACAACTGTTTCCGCATGAGTATACCCAGATGGCTGGCAGAGCAGGACGAAGAGGCATCGACAAGCTCGGACATGTCATCCATTGTAACAACCTATTTCCAATTCCCACATGCGTCGAGTATAAAAATATGCTTACAGGACAACCGCAAATGCTTACATCAAAATTTAAAATATCGTATAGCCTCGGTCTTAATGTATTCGCTGGCACTACAGGGAGTACGGATGATTGCAAACTTAAAAAATTTGTCGACAAGAGTCTTCTTCATTCAGATATTCAAAAGGAAGTGAATGGATATACCGCCATTAAAGTGAAACTCCAAGAAAAACTCAGCGAGAGAGAGAAAGAACTACAATTCTGTAGAACGCCTATTGAAAACATGCGAGAATATAAAAATAAATCATCACTTTTGCGAATGAGTTCAAATAAGGCTAAAAAGAAAATTCGCCGTGACCTTTCAGTTATAGAAGAAGAGTTCAAATTTCTCAAGACCGATATGACTCGGTTTGAAGCGGTAGAGAAAGTCCAAGAAGAGATAAATATGAATGATAAACTGGCAGAAAACGCAAATGGCTATGTTTCAGGTGCGATTGACAGACTTGTGAATATTCTAACTAAAAGAAATTTCCTTACGATGACCGAAGGTAGTCCTAACAAAATTACAGAACTAGGCGTTATCGCAAGCCAACTTCAAGAAGTCCATCCTCTGGCTCTTGCCGAGATATACAAGGAGACAAACGGCTTTGAAAATCTTGATACGTCAGAAATCGCCGGTCTGTTTTCATGCTTCAGTAACGTTTCTGTAAGTGATGAGTTAAAATCAGTAAGCCCTATATCAAGAAGCAAAGAACTTGATAATACTACCACTAAGCTTCTTCGTTACCTAGACTTATACCAAGATATGGAAATTAAAAATAACATAGATACTGGAACTAGCTATGATATTCATTATGATTTGCAGCAACATATTATGGACTGGTGTAAATGTGAAGATGAGATCATGTGTAAAAAAGCCATTGAGAAAGTAAAACACGAAAAAGGAATATTCTTGGGAGAGTTTGTGAAAGCAGTGTTAAAAATTAATAATGTAGCTGCCGAATTTGAGAAAATATGCGAAATAGTAAATAATGTAAGTCTTCTTGAAAAGATTAGACAGATACCAGTTCAAACATTGAAATATATAGCATCAAATCAATCCCTTTACATTTGAATATAAAAATAATATCCTAATTTATGTATATGTTTGGAGATTTCATGAGAAAGTTCAAAAAGATAGAGTTCAATAGTAGAAGGAGTGAAGCGGTAAGAGTACTTCAAAAATATCCAGACAGATGCCCTATTATCGTAGATAGACTAGATGGTTCCTCAGCACCAATTCTAAAGAAAAACAAATATTTAGTTCCGAGAGATTTAACTGTGGGTCAACTTATCTATATGATAAGAAAATACCTCAAGGTTAAACCTGAACAAGCAATTTTTTTATTCGTAAAAGAAACTATACCACCGACCTCTTCCTTAGTTGGTGATGTTTTCGAAAAAAAAAAGGATGTTGATGGCTTCCTTTATGCTGTATACTCTATGGAAAACGCATTCGGCTAATCCGCGACTATTTGTAGTCTTATCTTTTGTTTGAGTTTCGCCTCATCCATGAATAGATGTGTTGTAAATTTCTTCATGCTATAGTTTTCAATATCATCTCTTATAGTAATTCTTGATACAATTTTCAACTCGGTTATATAAACCATATAACTAAATCGTTCGTCACCCTTCTTTGTCTTATCAAATATACATCCCGAATAAGATGGACTCATCGGATCATTAACATACATATGAAGGAGAGAACAATCGCTTTGGACTTTTCGCACAGAACGCATAGTCAAATTTATAAAATCTAATCTTTCAATCCAGCTAGTATAGAATTCCATCGCAGCATCAGAAGGTCCAACATTCTTAAGATTAAGATTATGTTGAAGAATAATCATATTCAACAGGTCTACAAGTCGGCGAATTGGTGAAGTTATATGAAGATAGGAATCCAAACCTGATGCGATCAATTGATGACTCTTTCTCTCTGTAAAGCAACTATATTGCCCTGCTGAACACTTCCATATCTTCATAAATTGTTTGACACCCGCAGATAGACTACCAGGGACCGTATCAGCTTTCCCTTCCTGTGCGGATCTATATATTCCATTTTTATAGGTAATCATCGTTTTTGATACTTGATGATTCATCATAATCATATAGAACGCTACAACATCGTGACTATCTGCTAATGAATATAGATATTTATAATTCCTAGCCAATTCTCTCGTCAAAGATAACAACGGACCATAATTACTATCTTTCAATAAGTCAGGTTCTTCATACTCAAAATTTTTATGGACGTTAATCAATACCTTAGAATATTCGATTTTTATTATCTCATCCATCTTAATATGTATATCCATCGCAAACGCAAAGCGTCGCTGTCCTTCTTGAAGACTGCATAATTTATCTGAAAGAATTGATGGCAACATAGGACGTTTTTTGTCTGGAAAGTAAATAGTTGAAACACGCTCCGTAAATGATTCCCAAAGTTCTAAGTGTTCTATCCATACTATAACATCTGCGATATATATACTTACCATATAGCCTTCTGCCGTTTCGATAAAACCGAACGCATCGTCAAAGTCTTGACACCCATGTGGATCTATAGAAAACACACAGCAATTCGTTCGGTCTTCGATATTCCCATTTTTTTCCATAATTTCATCAATAGGATGTTTTTGTGACGATTTCTTCAATGCATTAGAAACAGCTTTATTAAAATGTTGAATGGAATTGTTCAAATTCTTACAATACAATTGGTATTCATAGAAATTATCAAGGTTATCTACATCACCCAAAGTGTTCTTAATAATACCTATAGGATGTTTGTCAACCCATTCCTTAATACAAAATATTACATACTTGTTTGTCTTTTTCTTATTAAAAGTATTACTTTTTTGTTCGTAAGGTATTAAGAAGTTGGGTAATCTCGGGTCATCAGGAATGCACTTATATATAAATTTATTCTTACTGCGTCCGTACGTTTTTCCATCAATCACTAATACTCCTGGTATAGTCGCACTCGCCATATATCCAGAAGATACAAGTTCTCCACATGGCTTAACCACGTCGCCCGAAAATAGATGAAGTTCAAGTGGATTCATCTCACAATCTACCTTTTCTCGTGTGTTGACATTCGTCCATTCCCACTCGGCATAGTGTCTATCCATTATTTCTACTTTTAAATTCATAATATGGTTTATACATATATTATCAATTCAAATCAATTTTCCAATTAACCGTATATTTTTTTCAACATTCCTGGATTCGGTCGCATATCTATGACCAGATGGTATCTGTCTGTATCGCCTCCATTCACCACTCCATGAAGTGTGTTAACATTCGTATACCACAAGTGTCCGTAATCCAGGTGTCTTTCATGAAGAACATCGGCATCCCATATTTCAAATCCAGGTGCTGGACTACCGCGCGGATATCCTATTTGGAACTTAACCTTTTCATTTGTGATTATTGGTAGATGGCAGCGTATTATTTCTTGTTTCTTTTTAAATACGACTTCATCTGTGTGAAACTTAATTCTTGCGCCTGCTTTCAACTTCAATATTCGAACCAGATAGATATCGGTTGGGAGAGACTCAATTATATCTCTAAAATATGAGCAGTAATCCATAGCTTTCGTATATTTATACTTGTTATTCTCTCCAGAACCAAGTTTGGTTTCGGTCAAAAACGATTGGTCTCCTCCATTCAAACTCTTCAAAGTAATACTCGTCCATCCCTCAACTTTTCCATCCTTACTGACCCACGTCTGATTGTCGGACAAATTCCATAAATCCTGTATCATTTTTGATTTATCGTATCGACCTTCAGCCACTTGCATTAAATTTCTCTGGATAGGGCGCAGAGGGATGATATTACCATGCCACAGAGGATTATTATTAACGAATGTATGATAATCATTATTAAACGACTCTATTAATGTAGGTCTTTTTATCCTATTATATAACCCAAAATTCATCCCTTATATATAGTAAACTATTTATCTTTTTTATTATCCACAACGACTTCGGAAATCTCTTCTACTGGAAGCTTAGTCATATCACCTAAAATATCCTCTGAGATATTTTCTACAGGGAGCTTAGTCTTATTATCTGATATAATAGATGCGCTTTTTGCGATAGTTCTCTTGACATTTTGAGACTGTAAAAGTTTCATAAAGAACTGTGGTACAAGTGCAACATTATTCATATATGTCCTATATTTGAAACTGCACAAGCTTGTTTCATCTTGATACTCGAAACTATACCACCAATATGCCGGAATGTATAACATCTGACCCCTTTTGGCAACTATTTCCAAACACTTCATTTTGTCGAAATCAGGTCTGTATTGTTGCTGAACGTCCCACGGATTAACTGGAGACCTAAACTCAAAATTCTCGTAATCTTTATCTTGATACAAATATCGCGAACTTTTCGGCGGAGATAACTTTACCTTAATACTTCCTTCGACAACAAGGAAATAATTTCGGTAATTGACTTCGTAACGAAATGGTGTTCTGGTACCATTAGACGCAAGCATATAATCATACATACAATTCGATACCATATAGGGTCTTATAAATGCGTCATTATATCTGTAACTTTTCATCAGTCCGGTTTCCTCCAAAAAGTCAGCGTTATTTTCCACCAGATATTTAGAATCCGGATCCTCTGTCAACGCTTTTGTCGCGCTACTAAATGCCAGAGGAATGTAAAGTTCATCTTCATCATCTATGACAGATTTAACGTTTCTAATTTTAACATCAAATGCGCCATAAGTGTCCAAGACATTCTTTTGCTTACAGCAATCTAGCATTCTTTCATTGTTAAAATCAAACATCACAGGCTGTCTGAGGTCACATATTTCTTCTAATTTATCTTTTGATGGTTGCTCTATCTCATATATTTCAAGGTCATCGCTCGTTTTCAAATGAAAATATATATGAAGATATAGAAATAAAACCAAACAAAAAATCAACAAACTGAATATGATTTTCATAATACTTACTTACACACAATAATAATTTATTCCAATTTATACTAATTTTCTATCTTTGGAGCAAGGTAGAAGCTGACGTAACTATCGTCGTCAAGGTTATATTTAACATACATCGGCATTGATTCACTAAAACCCATACAAATTTCAGAATTCAACTTATGAAAATTGCACATCATATTAATATATTTCAAGCTATATGTTTGGGTCAATTCGGTGCCTTCTGCTATAGCATATTCCTGGACGTCATCAAATTTAATCTCGGTTCGCATGCTGCCGTCATTTCCAGAAGCATTCAGCTTAATTTTATCTTCACCGAATGAGAACAATACTTCGTTATTAAACATCAACATTTGCGATATCAATTCTTGAAACTTAGAGGTATTCATAGTTAAATCTACTAATGTATCCGGAGGTGGGAGTTCCATGAGGTCACATTGAATATCGATAAGAGAAATCTCAAAGAAACGATCGAGGTTATTTTCTGCGGAACCTACAAAGTTGATGTCGAGATTATCTGAATCTTTCTCGACCATCAGTTCAATCGTTTGATCTGTATGCCGAGTGCCAATGATCTTGTGAAGTAATGCCAAATTTACTCCTATATATGGCTGATCCTTTTCAGCATCATAATCATAATTATCAAACCATTGCGATGTTAATTTACACTCAAATAGGCAGCAATGACAACCGTCTAAACCTTGTATGTAGAAGTTGTCGGAATTGAAATATATTACCATGTTATCAGAGAATTGTTTCAAATTGTGAAATATGGCGGTGAAATGTGCGACTTTGTGCGGTTCGCTGATAGTGATCTTCATTTTTTGTTGATATCTATTATTAAGAATAATGAAGATCAATTTTTCTTTATTTATCCGGTGATAGCTAATTCTATTGGTTCATCAACAGGCATCTCTCCTACATCGGATACATTATCATCATCTGGAGACCCATTATACTCACTCAGAGCATCAGACTCATCGACAGCATCATCATCAGCATCATCAACAGCGTTGTTTGACTTCAATACCATTGTATTTGTTTCCATAGAGAATGTCTGCACTTTATGTAACAACCCCTCAAGTTCCTCAATTTTATTCTCCAACTGGATTGTTTTATCTCTAAAGAATACCAAACTCTCATCTGAAGCACTTGCATTCTGTGTGCCAAAACTTTCTATTATATCCTGCAAATGTTGATCGAGATTATTAAGTCTTATCTCATGATTTTCAAGTATCTTCATTGGTGAGATTTGAACATGTCCTGGGGGTGGTGGACCTGCGCCTGGGGGTGGCTGGCGCTGCGGTGTAGGTGTTTGTGGTTGTGGTTGAGAGAATCCTCCATTACCACCTCTTCTTCTTTTAGCTGCTGATAATCCTGCTGCTCCACTCATTTTAATAACAATGAATACATTAAATCGGATTTATTTGCGCATTTCCATTTTAATAGCTGGATGATACGTATAATCCGAAATGACAAAATCTTTTTCAACATAATCATTTATATCTTCTCTCATAACATCAATCTTTAATGTAGAAAATGGATATGCTTCTCGTTCTGCTTGTATCTTAAGAATATCAAGATGATCGTCATATATATGACAATTTCCTAAATGATATATGAATTCATGTGCTTTAAGACCACAATGATTAGCAATAAGATGCGTCAAGAAACTGTATGAAGCGATGTTAAATGGCACTCCAAGACCAACATCACCACTCCTTTGATACAGATTACATGATAACTTGTCTGTATCAAGAACATTGAAGTGTGCTAGAACATGACACGGTGGTAACGCCATTTCATCTAATTGACAAGGATTCCATGCTGACATCAGAAGACGACGAGAAGCGCGTGTTTCTTCATTCTTTAATTGGTCTATGATATACTGCAATTGATCGACACCCTTTCCATCATAATTGTCATCACATGTCCCATATGGAGCATTAAAATGTCTCCACTGATGTCCGTACACAGGTCCTAAGTCATTCTCTCTTAGATTATACAGTCCTCTACTATCCAAAAACTCTCTAGATGCGTTACCTTTCCAAATTTTTACATTATTATCGAGCAACTTATCGTTACTTGTATATCCATTTACAAACCATAACAGCTCTCGGAGACAAGTCTTCCATGCTACTTTTTTGGTGGTAAGTAGTGGTAAAGTTCCATCCTTCAAAGAGAAATGCATTGCACTACCTATAACCGTTTTAGCACTTCCATTCCGACCAACTACCATCTCACCGTCACTCAGTATATCTTTAACCAATCTTATATATTGATTCTCATCGTGCATTATTCCTTTGTTTAATTTTATATGGCGAAGCGCATTTTTTAACATTATGTAATGATTCTTATCTTATTTTTAATTTCTTTTTATAAATCATATGGAAAACATAACTGAAACCGTTAAAGCTGTTCCGTCAGAGTCAATGGGATTTCTCAAGTATGTCTTCAACTTCGATGATGAAAATAAATGTGAAATGCTGAATATGGGACAATACGCAGTACTAGCCATTATCCCAGTATTGCTCGTCCTGAAAGCAATCAAACATATTATTCCCGAAGAGGATGAATCTAAAGGAAGTTTAGAGATTATGGCAGAAAGCATCGGACAACTATTACTCATAATTTGCTCCATCTGGTTTACGAATAAAATGATCCAATATATTCCTACGTACAGCGGATGCAACTATGGGAAATTTAATGCTACCAATTTCCTTCTTCCATTCATAATCATCCTTGCTACTATGCAAACAAAATTAGGCGCAAAACTCAACATTCTTCTCGATCGTGTAGTAGACAGATTTGAAGGAAGAACAGACACCCCACAGCAAAAAGGTAGCGACCAATCTGTTGTCCGTGTATCACAGCCATTAGCAGGACAGCATCAGCCAAGCCAGGCGGATTACCAAGACCGCAGTCAGATATTGCCATCTAACCCTCAATTAACGTCGATGCCCCAAATGAACCAAGCACCTCAACAACCTCAGCAGATATCACCGCAGCAGAGCCCTGACTTCAACCAGATGTACCAGAACCAGGCGACACCTTTGCAAGACGCTAATACACCTAGTATGTCTCAAGAGCCGATGGCTGCAAATGAAGGGATGGGTGGAATGTTTGGAGGAAGCGCATGGTAAATAGCAGATAATCATAATTTTATATTTAAATCTTAAATATAAAACCTTGGAATAGAAGTGATTTATAACCAATAAGAGACCTAAAGTCGGTAAGTGCATGGGATGCGGACATTATACTTCTTATTAATTTCATTCTTCAACTGATTGAATTCAACCACAAACGTGAATGGAAATTTCTGGAAATCAACAAGAGTGCCATCGTGGTATCGGAATTTGAACTTAAGTTTCGCTATTCTTTCTATCGGTGGGTCATAATGAGAAAGATTCTGTAGAAAACCATTTCGTGAATCGAATAGTTCTCCAAGAGGATATATAGTGATAGGTATTTTAGCAAATGCCGATTTTACTTTACCACCATAATCGTTGTTATAAAAACTCGATGTTTCCTGAGAGTAGGGATATAGTTCATCATAGGAATTATACTTATCTACTTCCATGTATATTGCCTTTTCACCTAGAATCTTTACACATGTAGGTGCCTCAGAATAGTAGACTGTGTTGGTATTGTTACTCGAATCAAGAAACAGAGTCTTTGGTACAGTGTAGTCAAATGTCACATCAGATATATCACTAATTGTGCCATATCTTTTTCTTTCATAGCCAAGATTAAATGGCATTCCCCATTTTGTATATCTATCCCAAATGAGTGGCTCGGGACATCCGCTAAAATCATATATCATCTGTGTACCGAAGTTAAGTGAAAAATCATTGATCTCATTTCCTATCCATATATTCTGACTCACACAGTTATATGCTACTTGAAATGCGTTGTAACCTGAGTTATCAAGACATACCCCCATGGCATCATTCATTTTATTCTGGACTTCGGCAGCAATCTGTGAAGGAGAGTAGAACCCTTTCGCAATCTCAATTGTTTCTGAACACCCAGATGCATCGAATGAAAATTTCGTATTTTGCAACTTTTTACTAAATGTATAATAGTTGGCTGGGAGCATAATCTGAACCAATCTCATAGATTGGACGTTTAACATCGATTCAGGGAGCATAATTTCGAAGTGGTTCGCGTTTGGCCATTTTTTTATATCTCTATCCTCGCTATGCACGGTAAGAAGCTTCCTATCAAGAACATAATTTTGTTCATTCTTTATTAATTGATTACTGTTGTGAAGGTTATAGAAGGGCGCACTATTACTCATAATATAAATATTGATAGATTATAATTACAAGGAACTAACACATATTTTATATGCTGAAATCTTCACTAAAACGTAATAAATATGATAGTATTTGCATTTGCCTGATTACAAATAAAAAATATACGTTGGAATAATTTTGGAACAGTTACAAATCACATTTTGCGCACATAATCGATGTCGATGTTATCGGCACTTACCACCCTAGACCTGGAATCAAAACTGCCTTCGTCAGCAAACCATCGCCCCCTCGCGGCGTTGGACTCACGAATTTCCATACAACCCGCACCAATTACAATAATAATTACAAGACCGAATGCTGTTGCCGCGATGAAGAACCATGTGTGAACCATCTTGTATATAAGATTATCCGAAAGATTATTTGCCGCACATCTATTCGCCCATAGCTCGAATCCAGCCCAGACCATAAATCCGATCTGAACTACCACGACACATAATACTGACATCATCTTCGCTCCCCTGCTCTCGCTTGCCGCGCTGCTTGCTGACTGAGAGCTCTGCAAGAAACCTGCGATAAGTGTAACGAGCAGGAAAGACCAGAGATTGGAACCAGAGCACACATCCTGTATAGAATTATTTGAATTGTTGATCAGCGCAATCACCGAATAGACTGAGAACGTGATGGCTCCACCAACGATCCCAATCATAAACAACATTGCGAAGCAGACAGCCGACGTTTCCAGGCACGGGAATATATTCGCCATATAATTTCTAGTGTTATATGGTGAATTCATAATTGTATATTATCACTATATTGTGAGGTATATACAAATCAATTTTTGTAAAAAAAACACTGCAAGTATATAAATGACTTATAATTACAAATCCTCGGATTCAGTATCATCAACATTTGCTCCTTTAATATTATCTATAAGTGGGTCCATAATGGGAGTTCCACCGGAAATAGGATAACTTAGACATCCGCATGGACGTTCTTCAAGGGGAGTTCTAGAATAGTATGTTTGAACCAAAACCCATGCGAAGATAACTACAATGGCCAGCGTAAATACGAGGGCCGGTGCGAAATTCTTCAATTCATATGAGTGTATCATGTATGTGAAAAACACTCCAATCAGTCCCAACCCTAATACAACGCCGATTCCTGCCACAAAGATTATTATACAATTTCTTACATTTTCGCGGCGAATACTCTCTCGTGTAACATTTTCTTGAATCATAGTCGAGTCCATTTTTCTGGTTATCTCTCCTGAACGCTGACTAAATCAATTTTTTCAAAAACTACTTTTCGATAATGGTATCCTTATCTATGATTGTCTCTTTTGCGATTGTCTTGATAATTTTATTTTCATCGGGAGGTTGTGAAATGTCTGCCATGACAGATTTTATGAGATGAATGTAATCGTCTTTTCCATGTTCTGTTTCACCCCAATCAGGGTTTTCTGATTCCCATTCGAGTATTGCCTTTCTTTCTTTATTCGCTACATCGCTTATAGCTGTCCGAAGCAGTTCTTTTCCATTTTCTCTATCCCACTCGTTGTTATCTTTGATATACAACGTTTCCCTCTTAATATCGGTGCAATGAATTGGACGCTTGAATGTATCGAGTTGTTTTAACCCATTTACGAAAATGGAACTTATGCCTTCTATAAGACCATTATTTTTTGTATAGTGCAAATCCTCTAATTGTATTTGTAGAGATTCAATAAAGTCCGACATATTTATCGCATCTTTACATTGCTCGTTTAAAAATAAGTTGATATTGAATCGATTGTTATTGTTATTACCCAATCGTGGAATCATATCCTGGATTATCTTGCTCTGTTCTTTCAATTGTCCCATCATCTCATTCTTCATATTTGCGTCTTTATTCAGTCCAGTTATCAAATGTGTCATTAAAGTTTTCAATTCCGTATTCTCCTTTTCCAATTTATTAGATCCTTCTTGAATAACTACATTATTATCGTTCTCTACATAATCATATTCGTCAAAAGAACATTTCTTTTTGTGCCTCCACAATCCTGAGCGTTGTTTATAAATTTTTCCGCATATTTTACACACGAATTTGGTTGCCGGGCGTTGCCGTTTGTGTTTTAGGGTTGAAAGATGTTGCGTCCATAAATGTTTTTTGCTGCATACATAGTCGCATTTGTTACACTGGTATTTTTGGTGAATATTTAGCATATTTTTGGTTGCTATATATAGGCAACGGAAAATATGCTTAAGCTTTTTAAATTAAAAAGTAGATCATAACAAACGGTTTTTTTTCATATTTTATTTTAGACCATTATCATCTAAACCCAATTTTTTTTTTATTTTTTTATCAATTCTCAATTTCATTTTCTCATTTTGGACATTTTAAAATGTCCATTTTCGAAAAATCGATTTGAGAATTCTTTAAAAATTTAAGAAAATTAAATTTACCTACATAAATTTCAAGTTTGTTTTAGGTAATATTATGTGCCTACACAGTTGTAAATGATATCGTTGGAAATGAATAAACCCAACTTTTGCCACAGCTTAGCTGACTTATAAAGCATATTTAAATATTCTGATATTCTATAACAATGTTAGTAGACACAAAACAGCGAATAAATGGCTCATTAATCTTCTTGTTGGAGTTTTATAAAATTCTAATGGGCACATTCCTGACAATATTCGTTCCACATTCTTGCGGAAACAATACATGCACTATTATGGAAAATATGAATAGCGGTAATTCATACCGCTCTTCTGTGCTTGTCATTAATACTATAAGTTTCGGAGTGTTCCTTATGATGTATTATAGTGAAATCAAACGAGAAAATTGGTGTATCTCCTATCTCGATATAAATCCTCAAAAGCCTATAGAATATTTAGATGTTGAAATTGAAAATTATCCAAAAATTAAAAAGAAAATGTCGGAACTCAATACTCAGTATAAGAGACTCACAATTTTATGCGCTGGGGTTCAGGT